CCATCCGCATCAGTTTTCTCCGGTATTTGTTTAAGTCCAAAAGTAATCATTGCATCATACGCAAGTCGAAAGCCGTGGAATAGCTCATCGTTGCCCGCTTCTGCTTCCGCAAGAATGATAGCTTCTTTGTTTAAACGACTGGGGTGATCTTCCAAAGAAGAAATAACTCTGTAGCAAGGTGTAGTCATAAAAATAGCACTATGTTTGTGGACGATAGTGCTATTATACAGAAAAAATTAATTTATGTCAAATATTAGAATAAAAGTTTTCGACAGTGATTCCATTTTCGGTTTGATAAAGTTTACGCAAATAGCTGCCTGCGGTTTCGACATTGCCGCTGGTAAAACTATTTGTTGCGACTGCAACATTCCAATCAGTTTGGCTTTGCCAAATTGCTTCCCATGTCCAAATTAAATCATTGTCATCGGCTACTGCACCTTGACTGATAAAACCCTTTGCTGGATCATCTAATTCTGCAACAGAATCTTCGATTACCTGCACGGGAGTTTTTCCGGCTGCGTCCGGAAAAGCAGCAATTGCACTCTCCGGCACTGTACTGAGCCACACATCAAAGTCTGGTACCGAAACATTGGGTTTTGTTGTTACGCTGGTAATTTTAAATGCCATAGTGAATATTTCCGTTGTACTGTTATTTATTATTTTATTTCACTAATGTGCCGACAACGACCGCGAAACTTAAATCCGCTACAAGAACAGACCATGCCATGCTCGGTTTTTTCCACGGTGTAAATGTCACCTTTACTGCCCAGAACTTTCCATGTGGGATTTTTACTCAGCTCTTTCCCGGGTATGGTATAATTAAAGGTATTGGGCACTGCTTTGAATGTGCGGCCCCGAGTGCTGATGGTGATGGGTGCTTTGAATGTTTTTACCGTGTCGGATCCATGCGGGATAAACGCATACATGCGACTTTTGCTGTCGTTAAGCAGATAAATGCCGGCTGGAATGTCTTCTTTGTACTTGGTAGTTTCTTGGAAGAATTGCATTTGACCAGGTCCTTTTGCTGCTTTAATACCACTATTGTAGCATCAAACGGATATTCGGTCAAGTAGTACTTGAGTACTACTTAATTTGGATTAAATTGTCCCTGAATATTTCCCAGGCTCGTTGCCAACTCCAACGACTACTGGCTTGCCATACCCGAGTCCTATCCAGAGTCAAAGCGTCTGATACCGCCTGTTTCAAATCGTCATTCATGCAGCCGGTGACGCCTTCATCAATGACATCTTCCGGACCTTGGCAAGGATACGCGGCCACCGGAGTGCCGCAGGCCATGGCTTCAATCATCACAATGCCAAATGTTTCCCAACGACTGGGAAACACAAACACATCAGCCATGGCATAGTACTTGGCTAATTCTGTTCCTGTTTTGAATCCCACAAATTGTACATCAGGATACTTTGCTTCTAAGTCTTTTCTGTATGGTCCATCGCCCACCATAATCTTAATTGCATTGGGATAATCTAATTTACAAAAGTCATCCAAGTTCTTTTCTTTGCTGACCCTACTAACACATACCAGTATCGGGCCATTACTCAAAGTTTTTGTGCGTTGGTCGGGATTGAATATCTCACGATCAACACCGCGAGTCCAAGGAATTATCTCGCCGTCAAATCCATGTGCTCTGAGTTCTTGAACCATTGATTCTGTTGTGGTCAGGACTTTACCACTATGCTTGTGGAACCAGCGTACTAAAGGCCAAGTAATGGCTTCAGGAATACCAAATAGTTTTCTAAGTCCTTCCGGAAACTTAGTATGGTAAGCAGTATTATAGCGATAACCGTGTTTGTCAAGATATTGTCTAACACGCAAACCAACAGGACCCTCGGTGGCGATGTGGATATGATCCGGACGGATCTCCTCAAGTATCTTGCCCACTTTCCGGGGAAAGGCAATCTTGACTTCGTTGTAGCCAGGGCAATCAACATAGCGGAACCTCCCGGGATCAAGATATACAACACGATAGTTGTTGCGAACCGCACACGCCTCAATATTTTTGTAGGTCGTAACCACCCCGTTAATTTGGTCATATAGATTGTCTGTGACGATTAAGATAGTTTTTTGCATTCGCTCAATACCTTGAAACTTTTAAACTTCAGCTGCCACTTGATGGTGCTTAGGGCTTGCTCGCAACTCTGTTGGGTTGGAAACTGTATCTCTATTCGTCCTGGCTGGTCGCTGGGATCGTTTATGTGTGTTGCTATTAATATCAAGATCCACATCGTCACTCTCCTTGGTCCAAGTTACAATTTCCCACCGGCCTGTGTGGTGCTCTACCAGCGCGGTACAACTTTCTACCCAGTCACCATCATTCATATAGACTATGCCGTCTATGGTTTTTATTTCTGCGTGATGTATGTGTCCACATATAACACCATCAAAGCCACGCTTGTTACAGTAGGTTGCTAGATTTTTTTCAAATTGAAAAATAAAGTCCACTGCTTTTTTAACACGACCTTTGAGATATTTACTCAAACTCCAATAGCCAAATCCCATACGATGACGGATCCAATTAAACTTGCTGTTGAGGCCGAGAACAAAATCGTAGGCTTTATCTCCTAAAAAAGCAATCCAAGGTGCCAGTCTGGTAATACCATCAAACAAGTCACCGTGTGTGACTAGGTAGTGTTTGGTATCCACTCCTATGTGTTCAAATTGATTGACCACTTCTACATTGCCAAAGTTGATGCCGTACTGCATCAAGGGTCTCAAGAATTCATCGTGATTGCCGGCCACATATATCACTCTAGTGCCGCGTTTAGCATGCCCCAATATGCGTCGAACCACATTGGTGTGGCTTTGTTTCCAGCGCCATTTGTTTTGTTGTATACGCCACACATCTAGTATGTCCCCTACTAGGTATAATGTTTCACATGTATTATGTTTGAGAAAGTTGTTTAACTTACCGGCCTGACAATCTCGTGTACCCAAATGCACATCAGAGATAAAAATACTTCGATAAGTCTTTTGCATTATATATTTACAAACTGTTTAATTACATTTCTGTTACAAATAAAAAAGAGCCTTGCGGCCCTTAGTACTGGTTACGAGTTCCAGCCACACTCTATTTTTGTGTACGATTTATTTTATTTGTGTCCAAACTCGTTCACGAATTTGTTTGGTCAAGCTGTCGGGCAATGACACATAGTCAAGGTCCGCGGCATCCTTCTTGCCGTTCTTGAATGCCCAGTCAAAGAACTTTAGCACTTCAGCTGAAGACTTTTTATCTGTCGGATCTTTGTACATGATGATAAAGCTGGCAGTGCTTATTGGCCACGTGGCATCACCTTTTTGATCCACAATGCTCAGACCCATGCCCGGTACACTGAACCAATCGGCCCCTGCGGCTGCGGCTGCAAATGTCACATCATCAGGACTGACAAACTTACCATTTTTGTTTTGTAGTTGCATAAAGGTCATGTTATTTTTCTTTACATAAGCATACTCAACATAACCAATACCGCCCTTAGTACGATTCACAATGGCTGCAACACCTTCGTTGCCTTTGCCACCAATACTGCTCACAGCAGGCCATTTAATTGCTGCACCACGACCCACACGCTTGGCCCAGTCTGGGCTGGCCACAGTCAAGTAGTCAGTCCAGTTGAATGTTGTGCCTGATCCGTCAGCACGATGAACCACTGTGATCGGTTGATCGGGCAATTTCTTACCAGGATTCAATGCTGCTAGTCTGGCGTCATTCCATCGAGTGATATCACCCAAGAACACTTCGGCTAATACTTGCCCAGTGATACGCAATTCTCCAGGTTTAAACCCTTCCAAGTTCACGATAGGCACTGTGCCGCCAATGATAGCGGGAAACTGTACTTGAGCTAGCTTGTCTAGTTCAGCACCTGCCACAGGAGCATCGCTGGCACCAAATGTCACTGTTTTGTTGTTGATCTGGCGTATACCACCTGAACTGCCAATTGACTGATAGTTGAGTCCAATACCGGTTTCTTTCTTGTAGGCTTCTGCCCACTTGGCATAGATAGGGTAGGGGAATGTTGCACCAGCACCTGTGATGTCTGCGTGAGCTGTGACTGCTACTGCTGCCAGCAGCATTGTGATAAATCGTTTCATAAAGTCTCCTTGTTAGTACATTTATTTAACAACCAAATATTACAGTTTTGTTACACCAGTTGCATAACATGCAAACCAGTTCCAGCCGCGATAACTGCCCGGTTTACAATTTAAAAGCCCTATGTAAATACTGCATGAGGCTTTTTTGTGATCAAAACTGTGGTGTTTATTGTTGTGGTATGTTTGGGCATGTTGAATTCAGGTGCTCAAACCAAAAAAGATACTGAAAAAGCCACGGACTACACATGGGCATGTGTTAGATGGACCTGGACGGGCGATGTATATGATCGTCGAGTAGTTTGCGTGGAATGGCAAAAGAAAGATTGCTCCAATCGATTGCACAAAGAAATATGTAAATTAGAAGGAAGAAAAGAACTAAAATGATTGATCCGCTAACCGCACTGGCCGGCATACAAGCTGCTGTTGCATTGATTAAAAAAGTATCCAAGACTGTGGACGATGTAGCGTCCTTGGGACCAGTGCTGGGCAAATACTTTGACGCCAAGAGCACTGCATCCAAGGCCATGGTGGAATCCAAAAACAGTGGTAAAAAATCCAGTATGGGCACAGCCATCCAGATTGAGATGGCTCTGGATCAGGCCAAACGATTTGAAGACGAGTTGCAACTGCTGTTCATGCAAGCAGGCAAGGTAGACGTCTGGAACAAGATCAAATCACGCTCCGCTGCCATGGATGCGGATGAAGCACATGCTATTCGTCGTGAAAAAGAAGCAGCAGCCCGTCACAAAAAAGAACTTGAAGATCTAATAGAAACAGTATTACTAGCAACACTGCTAATAATAATGGTATTGGGAACCATATGGGGAACCTACGAATTTGTCAAATACTGTAAATTGGTAGGTTGCGGCAGCTGATAGTCAGAGATCGCGTTTGTAAAATTATTGTGTCAGCATCCTGATCAAGCCAACACTGTCAATGGTCACCAGCAGGATGTAGTTAGCCAACATACCAAACGATTTGCGAGTCCAACTAGCCCAAGCGTACATAGCACAACCAAGAATCCAAATAGGATACATAGCAAGTAAAGGGGGAGTGGGTACAGTGGCAGCCATCGTAATGCTACAGCCAATACTGATAGCCCAAGCAAGTACTTCCACGACAAAACGGAATCTGTTAGTTTTGTAATCATCATGTATCCAGGTAAAAATATCTTTGAGAATTATGTTCATGCTAGTTGTTTGTAGTGCTCGTACACCTGCATGGATGCTAGATTCTTGCCCTTGGCTTCGCACTGAATGTCAAAATTGTCAGCAAACCCCACTACCCATTTGTTGCAGGCATCATTCCACATGAAGTCACTATGTGCGCGGAGCTTTTGCTTTTTAAAACCTCGATCAAGAAGTTCAGAAAGGTCTGGTCGAACGCTTCGATCATGCCCAACCAAAATATCTTCACGACTAACAGAGTAGTGAAGAGCAGGACGCTGACCACGCCAAGACTCAATAACCCGCATTGTACGAGAGTCAGTGGGGGT